TCAGAGAGTATAAATTTCCTCTAGTATAATCATAATCTTTTTTAACATCATCTACTACCAATGCAACTTTCTCTATTTTTTCGGTTACGGTTTCAGATTCTACATCTATAGAAACTACATTACTATCTACATTAAAAGTTTCATTGAGTTTATCAAATTTTTTTGTCATTTTCATGCTATAGATCCACTAAATCCAAAATCATCACCTTCTTCAATTAACAAGTTATCTGCTGTAGTAATTGATTTGACTTGTGCTCCAGAAGTATGTGCTGTAATTGTGGTGCCATCCCTACCTCTTTCAACTGTAAGAACGTTTCCAGTTACAAGTGTTACATATACTTCTTCTCCTTCAATCTCTAAGTACACACCCTTAACGATAGATGCTGCGCTGCTAACTGTAATTAAAGTATCTGTTGTAACAATATCCTTTGATAAGTTAGTTAACACTGTACCAGTGTAATTTTTAGTGGCTCTTGGTGTTGATGTATAAACAATATCTCTTGTTGTGCTGTTACTATCTCCAGCAACAAATCCCACAGCAGTGCTTTTGATAATATCTCTCGTTGCAGAAGAAACAGGACCAAAGAGATAAGTTTTAACATTAAACCTTAATGTATAAATAAGAACTCTTCTTGCGGTAAAATTACCTTCATAATCATCCTGCATCGTAATATTTTCAAGAACCACAGGAACATCTCTTTTTTCATTAATAACATCTACCAATTCAAGTGTCATTGAATATGATGGTTGAAAATATGGTAAAATTTGTTCAATAATTTGAAGAGCATCATCATTTAATTTGGCCATAATACTCAATTCAAATTGCATATTATATGGAACTGGGAGATAAACTTTTTTAGTTTCAGTTCCGTCAGTTGGAGATTTTACAAGAAAAGTCTGTGTTGTTGTAGATTTGCGAGTTGAATCATAAGTTAGACCAGTAAATTCAAATGACATTCTTGGTAATGTAATTTGAACCGGTTTGTTTAAATCTGGTGATTGCTCTAACCTTGCAAGAAATTTTTGCGTAGGACCGTATGCAAGTGGAACTTTAGTTACACTTTTTACAATATCAGAATTATCTGTATGTTTAATACTAATTTCGTTAAATAAAGAACCAAAAGAAACTACAGTTCTTCTTAAGATTTCGTGATAGAAATATTCAAACATTTTTTTAAGTTCCGATATTATCGATTGATCAAGTAATAACTAATATTTATACTATGGCATTCCGAATGGATTAGTGTCACTAAAATCAATAATATCTTCTGCTTCTATCTCTATATCACTATTATCAGAATATCCATCTTGGACCGCAAAATTGTCAATAGTTCTGAGTTTTCTTGAAGCACTTGATGCTGCTCCAACAATAGTTTCTCCTGGTGCAAATGAACCAGAAACGGATGCAACTTCTAATACATTAGTTATAACACTCCAAGATCTAACTCTTGCAGTTGTTCCACTTGTAGAACCTGTTACAAGTTCATTAAAAATGAAAGTTCCAACACCTACAATTTGTGGTGGGTTTGCAATAGTAATAATTGGTGATGTAGTATATCCCAATCCAGCATTTGTAATTCTAATTTGAGTAATTGATCCACCTGCACTTACAATAGCAGTTGCAGCTGCAGATACTGTTGCAGATCCAGTGAATGTAATTGTAGGTATGCCAACATATCCACCACCAGCATTTGTTATAGTAATTATTCCAACAATATTATTTCCAATAGTTGCTGTAGCAGCTGCTCCAACTCCATCTCCAAAAAATAGTACTTGAGGAGCAATTGTGTATCCTGCACCAGGATTAATAACTTCTACTGATTGAACTGATCTTGCCGCGGGGTTTACATTTTCCGCACAAACAACAATACCACCAATCATTGTTGCCGAACCAATACCAGTTACTCCACCAGAAGGCGCTGAAGATATTGCAACTCTTGGTGCAGATGTATATCCACCACCCCTATTTGTAACGGTAAAGAATCTTATACCACCACTTACAAGAGAAACAACAGCAGCAGTTGCAGTTATTCCTGCACCTATCATAGTCAATTTTTGTGTTACCCCAAGAGAAATTGTTGAGATACCACTTCCAGAAATGTTGTCATCAATAAAGTCAATTGAAGTATTAATGTCTTCATCTTCATATCTAAACAGTTCACATTTTAAAGTATAAACATAATTTTGTTGAAGTTGATAGAAAGGTTGTTCGTGCTCAACAAATTTAATTTCAAACAATCTATCACCTAAAGGAAAATAAATTAAATCTCCTTCTTTAGGTCTTGTAGATAATTTAATATTAGATTGTCCCTTAATTAATGGTGCTATATATTCTTCAAATCTTTCTTTTGATATTACAATTGTTAGTTCATTAAGTGCTTGAATACCAAACTTTGATAAAATTGTAGTATTATCACCATAACCATCAAAGTTTTCAATATATGCTTCAATTGGATATGCAAGATCAAATGAGGATTCAATAACCTCCCTTATTACAGTTTTTTCTGTTATATATTTTCTTGGAAGATAATGAACTTCTACACCATACATTCGCAGTTGTTCATTTATAAGATCTTGAATTAGACCCTGTTCTGATTTGGATCCTTGAAGAAAAAATGGGTTAAGCATAGTTCAACCAATCATATCGTATGGTGGAAGTTCATACGTATTAGACATTTTTTCCATAAGCATATCCAATTCTTTTTGTGCATCATCATACATTTGCCTTCCATTCAACTCAACTCCACCAGGGAGCTTAACTCCAGTAAACTTCATCATATTCTGTCCCCATTGACGTTTAATCAATGAAGTTAAATACGGTTTAATAAAAGAATCATTATAAACTCTGGCATAGTCATTCGGATCTAATGTTGAATAACAATCAATAATAAAATAATCATTTTCTTTTACAACTCCCCAATCAATATCCAAATATAATCTATCTTGCCTTTTATTAAATCGAATTTGTTTTTGTGTATTTAAAAGAAAATCTAAATCCTCCAGATATGTTTTAACCATTGCAAAATTTAAGAGTTCTGTAGCTCCTAAAAAATAAATGTCATTTAAAAACATTTGATATTTAAGACTAAACATGCCTCGTGTAGTGTTAGCCCCATCAAATGTAAAAATTTTATTTACACCAATAACATTGGGGGGAAGTTGAATATAATTACTATTTTCTGTATATGAAAAAGTTGTTGCTGTTCCAACAATAGTTGTTGTTGCAGTAGTGGTTGCAATTCCAACCACATTACTAGATCCTACTACTGCTGTACCACGAGAAATATCTGCTGCTGTTATTTTATATTTAAAAAAGGCAGCATAAACTCCATCAAAATGTCTTTCTTGAAAAAATTGAATTGCATCATCAACCAAATCATCAATCTGTTCATCAGCAACATTAATTTCAAGTACAGGCGCGCCCAGTTTTCTTTTGCAATAGTCTATAAGTTCTTGTCTAGTTGATGGTTGCGCCATTTATTATTTTCCTTTAGAAATATTTATGATTTAAACATTGGAAATTGTCCAAGATGTCCAAGAACTTCTTGCTGTTTAAGATATAATTTAAAATAACACTTTGCAAGATTTTTAAGATCTTCGATATCATTTATAGTATCTATTTGATTACTAAATTTTACATATTCAAAATTTTTGTTCAAATTTTCAAGTGTTACTTCATCAGGATTCATTGATTAACCTCCTAAGTAAAAATTTAATTTCATCTAAATCTTCTTTCATATTAGCAACATCAGATTCCAAGTTTTGTACTTTTTGATTCTCTTTTAATTTAGAGTCTCTTCTGGAAATATATTCATTATATTCGGACACATTAGTATTAATAATAGAATTTGTTTTAGTATCTCGAATTAAATGATTATGTCCCTTTACTTTAATGTAATCCATATTAAGCAAGTGCAATTACTCTTAAATTGCGAACTCTAGGAACGTAAACTTGATTAGTTGATGTCATAATAAGTTTAATTCTATATGATCTAAATGTAGGCAATTCATCTGCTGTAAACGTATGTTCTTTATAATCAAGTTCTTGCGGAATAAATCCTAAAGCACTGGATGAGGAAACAAATTTATCTGAACTACCATCACTATCCTCAAAATTAATAATTTCACCTATAGAATTTAAATTGTTATATCCTGGGAAAGGAATAAAAATTGGTTCAGAATTTTGATTATCACTAATTGCATAAAATGCACGAATATCTGAATAAACATTTATGTATGCATCTAATATAATTTTAATAGAAGATGCCCCAGTTTCTAATGTAGTTTCTCCTGAAATATATTGGAATGCTGATGGATCTTCATTAATAGAACCTACTCTTGGATCAGTCGCATAGTTTTCAATTTCATTATTGACTCTATTTGAAGTAAATATTGCACTTATTCTTTGGGTATCTATTACAGGAGTAACTTTACTATTAGTTGTTCCAAGAGTCAATCTTATATTCATTGACTTATTTCCAGGCATAACAGATAATTTACTATCTTCATTTACCTTAGATGCAATAATTCTTGTACTATCAAGATAATTTGGAGCATTAATTGTAATAGGTTGGAATCCAATATCAGTAAATGGAATTTCATTTCCACTAATACTAGATCCAGTAACGGTGTTTACCTCAGCACTTAATGAAGTACCATGAACAGTCACATTATGAATATTTGGAGTAATAATTTCAAAAGGTATGTTTTGTGTTGCTCCAATATTATATCCACCGGATGATTTTGTTTGATTTGCATAAAGAATTGGGAAACTAGTTCCGACACTTCTATTAATACCATTAGTGGTCATATCAATATTAACATTATAAAAATCAAAAGTAATTGGATTAGAAATCGTTACATTGTTCAAATCATGAGTTTTATTAATTCTTCTTAATGAAACTCCATTTAATTCATACTTATAAACAGGTGCTCCAATTGGATGAGTTATTGGATTTGTTCCTCTAACAATTGTTCCACCAATAACTCCTCCAGATGCTGAAGTATATGAAATAACTTCATCTCCAATACGTAAATACCCTGCATTAGTAGTGCCAACTCCAACATTTTCAAAAGTAGAAAATGCACTTGAATCATCAACTGATATTGATCCAGTAGAATCTGCTGCAAGGGCAATGCTTAATTTAGTCGGTCTAATATCAGATTGTGCATTAGAAATTATAACTAAATTATTATTAAAATACATTCCATGGTTTTTATGATCTATCTTAATATGTCTTCCATCAGTTTCGGTAATTATTGTGCCAGTAGCTAGTATACCTATGCCACCATTTAAGTTTGTTGTAATTCCTAAATTATTTACAAACTGAACAGTTTTTCCTGCTCCAGTAATAAAATCACCTTGAACGTTATCCACTATAATTTGATTGATATTAGCAATACCCGACAATGATAATCGAATATTTTTTCCAACAGTTAATGCTCCACTGGAAATTCCAAGAACGTCTCCGATTTGATATCCACTGCCTCCGGCATTAATAGTTGCTCCAACTGCAACACCATTGCTTATAGTAATATTAGCAGTTGCATCTCTGCCAGCTCCAGTAATTGTTTCTAAACTAAGTCCAGTAAAAGTTTGACCACCAGATGATGGAGTATATCCAATACCAGCATTAATGATATTTAATGTACCAGTTGCAGTACCTGCACTTCCTACATAATTTCCCGATGCATTTGTACCAACTTGCAGAATAGTATTTCCAACAGCAAAGTCATTTAAATTAGTAATAGTGGATGCTAAACTAATTTTAACTTTTTTAGAATTAAAATTAAGAGAATTTGGTAACAATTTAGCAATTTGATTATTACCTGCAGAAAGTTCTGGGCTATAAACTTCTACAGTTCCTGATCCTACAAAATCAGCTCTATATAAAGTAAATTTAAGATCTTCCCATTGACTTGCTTCCCAAGTTGAAGCATTTTGAGATTTAAAAAGAGATCCAAGATATGGTTGATTAGATATAAATGATTGCGTTAACAAATCATTTTCACCTACTCTTGAAATAAAGACTCTATATTTTGTAGAGACCGATGCAAGACATATAGCATATTCGGTTCCACCTTCTAGATATACAGGTGCTTTGAAGTTAATTCGAGTAGCAACAGATCCGTTGCTTGATACATTAACCTGACTAGGTTCAAAACTAACTTCGGAAAAAGGAAGAACTTTTTGAGTTGGATATCCATTCTGCATCGTCCTTAATTGGAACGTTAATGGAATATCAGTATCATCTTTAGTCTCGAAGAAAACATCACAACTAGTTAAAAATACTCCAGTTGCTTCTAAAACTAAGAAAGATTGTGCTATTGGATCATACCAACCAATTATTTGTTCACTATCAACTGATGAGACAATCCTACTACCAACAATTTGTGTTCCAGATGTTTTTCTAATTGCTTCTTCTTCAAATTGTTGTTTATTTTCAACTCTAGCATTTCTAACAGAAATAATATTTTCTTGAATTGTTTCTAGAGTTCCACTTGCTGAGAATGCTTCTTCAGAAATAGTTGTTGCTACATTCTGGTTATTTAAATTATTATTTGTAAATGTAAGTACTTTAGTTCCAGTTGCAAATCTAGGATGAATATTACTATTTGGATTTGGAATAAAGAAACTTCCCATTAATACAGCACTCAGATCGGAAATTAATCTGACATTTGTAATAGTTGCTCTAGCTCCACTGGTGCTACCAATTAAAGTCATTCCAGATTCTACCCAACCACCAAATTCTCCTTGAGGTGCATTTGCTAATGAAAAAGTATCAACATTTAAAATACTTGAGGTCGAAGAATATGTCGCAGATAATCTTGTAATTGATGGAACTTCAAGTCCTGTTGCAAAAGTTCCTCCTGTACCGCCAGCAGCATTGTTAATAATGGTAGTTGTAGTAGAGAATGTATTTGGATTATATGGACTTTCTGCAAATGTAGTAATAGGTAAATTATAAGGACCTTCTTTATGATTTGCCTGTGCAACTCTAAAAGTAATTCTTGGTGCTTGGTTTGATAAATCTGGACCCAATCCAATTGCATTTACTGTACCTATCACAGTTTCTCCAACCTCAAATACACCAGAAAGCATATTGATTTCTAGTAATTTTGGAACACAATATTTTGTTACATCAACACCATCAAAGAATGCATATAATTGTGTTAGAGGTTTTACATTTTTATTGACAAATTGAATATTTCTAGATCTCATAAAAGAAACAAGATCTCTACTTACAGTTCTATCACCTTGAGAAGTACGATCAAATTGTTCTGTAATTGCAACTCTTACACCTGTCCTATTTTTTATACCGGTATCTATTACTTCACGGAATGTATCTTCAATGGTGGTAGTAGTAGTTCCTTCTACCCAAGCTGCCGGGTTGGTATCTCCACCATTAGGCCAACCACCTCTTCCAAATGTTACAGAAGAAGATTCAGTTCTTCTTTGTGCCGAGTTTACAATTTCTTGTCCTGTCCAATTATCAACCCAAGAATTCCAAACAGTAGGTACAAATCCGGTCTGAGGATCGGCACCTAGATCACTAATAGTAGACTTATAATTTCCTTCAACATCAATAATTTTTGCTTCAAGTCTTACCGTATCTACCCAAGTATCAGTTGCTGGAAGTAGTTCTAAAATACCTTTCCAAAAACTAACAATAAATGGAGTAACACTTTCAGATCTTGTTGCAAATGTTTGACGTAACCATTCAACTTCCTCATAATCTAAAGTAATAATATCACCAGTTTTTGTAATATTAGTTCCTTGAACAGAAGAAAATGCTTTATCTGCTGTTGGATCTACATTTACTACTGGACCAAATATCAAATCAACTGAAGTTGTATAATGTTTTGGTCTCAATTCTTTTTGTTGTATATCAATAGAATTTTTAACTTCAACAGCATTTTCTTGTGTTGATGTTGAAGTAAAATTATCTACAAAAAATCCAGATTTAAATCTATTTAATCCATTTGAATCTGAAACAAAAAGTGATGTGGTATTTGTTTCAAGTAAGGATAGTGTAGTATAATATTCTAAACTTTTAATTCTATTTTCAAGTTGTTTAATATCAACCATTCTATATCTTTTGTGCTCTAAGAATCTTATAGATGCTGTTTGTGTTGTGTATAGGTATGGTGGAAGAGTAATAGATGCAATTTCTAATGCATCATCAACAGAAACTGGCATTTCTGGATTTTCATCTGGAGTTCCATACTTAACTTGAAATTCCCCATTTCTTGTTAAATAAATTCTATCAATTCTTCCCAAGTAGAATGAGAAATTTGTTATGATTGATTCATCAGATGCAAGAATATTTGCCGCAGAATTTCCCGATGCATTAAAAGTTCTTCCCAAAAATTCAAGAGGAGATCTTGCATTTTCGGAAACGATATAAGAGGAAACTCTTGGTCTAATGTCAATTATATCAGAATTTGCTACTCCATTAATTGTTTTAATCTCACTACTATAATCAAATGTACTATATGAATTTACCGTTGTGATATCACCATCATCAGCAGAATCATAAAAACCATTTGAAAAATAAATTATTATTTTCTTACTTGGTGCATCTGCATTTTGTTTTTTAGTAATAAATCCATAGTCGTAAAAAGATCCTTTTTGTCCAACTGTAAATGTATAATTTGAAGAAATATTAAAACTTGGTGAATCTAAAGTAGTAATTATTGCTTGAATATTGGAATCCCTAAAAATTACTGATTCACCTTCTTTAAAGGTATTATCATTTTTGTATATAAAAACAATTTGTGATGAAGTTAATTTTTCAGCAACAATGCCAATGGTATTTCCATTTTGACTTAAAATTTCTTCTCCAATTATTAAATCAGATGTAGTATTTGTTGGTCCATTAATAGATGAAAGAACCATTTTTGGTGCAGAGGGATTTGCAGTGTCTGCTGATTCAAAAATACCATGAAGTTCAATTATATCTGGTGTATTTAATGAAATATTTTCATCTTGAACTCTAGTGCCAAAAGCATAATTTCCAAATGTTAATCCATTATTTAATGTTGTATTACCAATACCTGCTCCTTCATTCTTTGATTTATCAATTATAATACTATTAACTCTATTTTTTCTTTTTGCTTTTGCTTTTGGTTTTGTTTTTCTTAAAGTTGCCGTGAGTGTTGCACCAGTATTATTGGAACCCAAATTATAAATTTGAAGTTGTGTTCCACCACTAATAAATGAAAATTTATCAGAGGTTAACAACTCTGTAGAACCATCAGATCTAATTAATGAGTATCTGTCATCATCAAAAGATAAAAATGTTTCATTTGTTCCTGCACTTACAGGAGTTGATAGTTCATTTGATGCAATATTAACGGTAAAAGATTTTCTAATACTTAAAGTAGCATCTGTTAAATCTACTGATGATACATTATTTTTTGGAAGTCTTGTATATAGTGTATTATCGGATGAAGATACCAGATCAGTGATTGTAGTTGTAGCAATCCCAACCACAGTATCTGCTGAAAATGTTGATGCAGTTCCTACTAGACTGTAAACTGACTGGACATTAGAAAGTCCATATGATGTTACTGCAGTTGCTACTCTTCCATTTGCAATTCCATCAAAAATAAATGATTCATTTCTTAAAAAACTACCTTGAGTGTCATAAAGTGTGATTAATTTACTTGCAGAAACTGCATTTCTAATAAATCCTTGTGCTCCACTATTTGCACCTTTAACAAAAGTTGGTACTGTTAGTGTGATAGGTTCATTTAAAGTAATTTCGATAAAAGTTTGAACATCATACAATGAAATATTCCATTCGTTTAAATTTGCATTACTAGAACTATATGATCCAGATTCTAATCTAAAATCATATACTCTAGCAAGACCAATTTCTTTACCTGGAGCAGTAATTTGAGAAACACCAACTTTTTCATTTCTTAAACTCAGAACATAAGTATTTCCAATTCCAACCGTAGGAGCTCCATAAACTCTATTTAAAGCTAGTGTAGATCCAGTGTTATAATTAATTGATTGATTTTTAAGTGTTTTAGTTGTTCTTGGTTTTTCTACATCTAAAAATGTTGGACTAATTGTTTCTACTTCATACCCCCTAACAATTGCTTTACCTGGAGATACTTGATATAGTGCTAGATTATCGGACGGAAGTGCTCCACCGTAAGTAAATTGCCCGGCATTAAAAATACCCCGATTTCCTTTATTATCATTTAAAGAATTTTTTACTGAAACATCAAATGGAGTAATAAAATAATCACCAGACTCATTATAAGTTCTTCTTGCTAGCTCATCTGCAATTAAGTTATATGTTGTAGTGTTTTTCTTGGATCTTAAAACACCTTCTTGTATAACAGCTAATTCTATAAAATTATTATCGTCATAATCGGTTAAACTTTTTGTGATTAATGATGTTGAAATTTTTAACCTATCTGCACCAGGTGCTGCATAGTTATTAAATCCTTGCGAATTGTCGTTTAGTGTTTCGTCAATATCTGAATTAATAATTTGTTCATTTATATTTAATCCAACTCTATAACTTGGTTTATTAGTATATTGACTTAAAATTAGAGTTTCTGTGCTAACATTTACAAATTGTCCACGAATAAAATAAACACCTTCTGTAATATTAAAAGAAGATCCTGTTGCAGTAGAATCATTTGCAAGAGTTATTGCAAATGGTTGTCCAGCAGAGATAGAAGTATTTCCTAAAAGACCTGAAGTAATTGTTGTATTTGAAAATAATGATTCTCCATCTAAAAATACTTCACTTGCATTATTTTGAGTGCTTGAACCCAAATAATTAATGTAAAGAGTAAGATTTCCTCTTTCAGATTCTTGTGAAAGAAGAACTCTATCTACAAATGCAGTTACTCCAGAAGTTTGTCCTGTAATTTTAGTTCCAACAAGTTGATTAACATATGCTTCAACAGGAACTCCAAGAAAAATATTTTGAAGTTGAACACAACGATATAATTGTGTATATCCAGTATTTCCTGGTATTACTTTTGCACCCTCTTTAAAAAAATGTTGACCAAATTTATCAATTTGATTTTGAAGGATTGATTGAAGAGATGTTAATTCTCTCGCCTGAACAGGAACTCCGGGTTTAAAAAGGATTTTATGATAGTCATTATTTGCATCAAAATCATCAAAATATGGTGCTACGTTGAGATTAGTTTGCTGAGACATAATTTGTTAGAACTGCAAAATGACTTTGATATCTTCTTTTTGATTTGATGACCTTGTAATTGATGGTCTATTGTCTACATAAACAATATTTCCAGAGTATTTTTTAACTTCTGGATTTGCAAGACCACTTGTAAAGGATTGTCCAAGGTAATATGTTCTATTATTTATCACAGTAGATAGACCTGTAAAAGAAGTATCAATTCCCAAGTTTACTGATCCACCAGATATTGTAAGAGATCCACCAGCACCAAAAGCATTTGTAAATTCAATTTGGTTAAATCCATATGTTGGATTAGTTACTGCAAGTCCAACTGTCGAAAATCCTGAATTAGATCTATCTTGCCAATATTTTAAGACACCAGTTACTTGGTCATAACTAATGACTCTACCAACAGCAGTAGTTGCTGTAGACACTGTTTGAGTGACATATGAGTCTGCGGTATAAGTTGCATTATTAAGTCCACTACCAGTTAACTTAAGTGCATAAACAGCACTTGCCTTATCTATAGTTAATATTTGAGTTGAATTGAATGATTCTGGATTTTCAACAATTCCAACTCTTGCTATTTGATTGCCAGTAATAAAATCTGGATTTTGATTATCGTTTTCGATTCTAGAGTACAGCAAAACGTTATATGCACCTAACTCTCTATAGATGTCTTTTCCATGACCACCTTTGGGAGGTATAATTACATTTAATACTGGTAAAGTAGTTCCAGTGGGAACATTCCCGGCAACTAAATCAACAGTACCAAAAGTATATCCAGATCCTTGATTTGATATTGTAACCGATTCAACTCTTTGATCGTTATTAACGACAACAGTACACTCTGCTCCAATGCCATCACCACGAATAGGGACTTTTGTATAAGTGGTATTAGCAGGGCCTACTTCAATGCCTTTATTTACAACAGTAACAATTTTTATAGACCCATTAACTGCATTATTTCGGACCGCTGCATTTTCAGTGCTTGTTTCCCAATTTGTAGGAACTGGCATAAAATCTGTAGATTCAAATTTAATAATATCTGATGGTTTAATAGTATAAAGATATTTCCAAATATATCCATCACCACTAGAACCTGCTACTCTTGGTTCTAAATCAGTGAATAGTGGTTCATCAAGTGAAGCTCTACCACTTAGATTTTCTGGAGTCGATCCGTTTTGTAAACAAATATAAACTCTATAGTCACTATTTAAAACATAATATGCTGCCGAATATAAATTAGTTGCACCCGTAACTTTAGCAGTATTTGATCTGCTATAATCATGACGGTACATATCAAAAGTTGTACCAGACGACCATAAACGTTTTTGAACTACTTGCCTAACGTCACTTGCATTAATTTTTTTTAATGCAATCATACTGTCCCAATAATTATTTTCCTCATCAAAATTATCTTTAGGTGATGGGGGGTTTGCATCCCAATCAGATTGAATATTAGAAGGATTTGGTAAACCAATAAAAGAATAATAAGAATTTACTGCAGAACTCACTCCTGCAACAAAATTCTTTGCATTTAATATTCTAATTTGATCAGTTATAATTGCTGCCATTTTATGTAACTTTTTTATTATTTATTTAAGTAATAATATAGTTTTCAAATTTGAGTGGAAGAGTCCTCTTAACAACACCAGAAGTTGAAATTCCACCAACTCCAACATTTCCATAGAAATTGTAAGTATTTTCTTTCGATCTTCCCAATAATACAATTTTTCCCCAACTAAAGTTACCAAAACTAATTGTAGTAGTACCTATTCCTACTCCAGAATATCCACTAATTGTTGATATACCACTAACTATTGCATTAACTCTTCTTATAGTGGTTGTTGCAGTACCAACTGTTGCAATTCCAATCGCAGTATTTGCAACACTTACATTGCTCACACTTTGTACTTGATAAACATTATTGACAAAATCTGTTCCAATTCCAATAGTATTATTATCAATGTCTTTTGATGTTATTGATGTTGATGCAGACCCAATATTTGAATCATAAACCAGGAAGTAATCACCAGTCCCAATACCACTAACTGTAAGTGCAGTTCCAACAACAGAAGTATCTCTTAAATATGAATTAGTTGGAATATAAAAATCAAATGTAATGCCAGTTGCAGTAGTTCCAAATCCAACAATTATACCAGAATCTCCCAAATATGATGAAACAGTGTTAGTTTCTTTAATTATACTTGGTGACTGAATTAACACTTGTGGAGAAGTGGTAGATATGTATCCACCTCCTCCAAATGTAATTGCAATTCCTGTTACAATTCCTCCAGATATAGTTGCAATTGCACTAGCAGTATTTTGTGCTGTTGTTGTTCCAAATCCAATTGGTTCAGAAATTGATACTGTTGGTATGGTTGTATATCCAACTCCACCGTCACTAATTACAATTGAACTAACTGTTCCTGCAATAGATACTACCACAGTTGCGGATACTCCAACCTTATTATCTTGAGAAAGGATAGTGATTGATTTTTGGAACTCTAATGTGACGTTATTTTCATTTGTTGGATTAAAGAATGGTCTTATATTATCAATATAAAGAACAGTACTTCCAATTCCAACTGGTTGAATTAAATATGATGTTGGAGTAATTGCTGCTTCGTAGTGAATTCTACTCTTTCCAATTGTTTTTTGATTAATAATTTTATCTTCAGTTTGCCTACACCAGTTTATGGGTCTTTCAAGATTTCTGTCACTAACATTTCCTGGACCAAAATATGGATTGGTACTAACTGACTCTGTAGAATTAATAATAGTAGCCGTTCTTGCTTCCTCCTGAAGTATCGGAGTTTGTCCGACAGAAGGATCATAATTAATTGTTAACTCATCACCCTCTTTAACAGTTTCTAAAATATTAACATCTAAAACATCAACAGATCCGCTTCCACGATAGAAGAGAATTTTTGACCTATCTCCAACTTTAGGTGGTTCTATGAATGTAATAGTGCTTCCTCCTGGGAACTTATACGATTTACCAGGAGCTTGTAAAATATCATTGAGAAATACTAATAATGTATCTTGAACGATAATATTTGATCCTTTAGAAGAAAGAATGGAAATTATATTATTTGCTATTTTTGTTTGAAAAGAAACTTTTTCTCCATCAAATTGATTATCTATAGAGTCAAGAACCTGAAGTTCTCCAATTGACCATCCACTAAATTCATCTATAAAGGTTTGTTCTACATTAAGTTTGAATGGTTTAAATGACGTGCCTGTTGTTGGAATTCCAGTTGAACCTCCAATTGGAACAGTTAAAATTTGTCCATCAACATAACCATATCCAGTATTAGTAATTTCAAAATCAATTATACTAGATCCTTGCCCAACAACAATATTAACTCTTGCTGCCGTACCAACTCCAGAAGATCCTGAATTGTAAATAAGAGGAATATTTGAATATGATAGTGGATCATCAAATATCACATATGGTCGATTTGTAGATGTATATCCTGTACCTGGATTTGTAATCGCAATACTTACAATACTACCATTACTTACCGAAGCAGTTCCAATAAATTCAATATCTGGAGTATTAGTTGAAGAAAGTGCAACACCAACCCTAACAACTTGAACACCCGAACGATATCCAGATCCACTATTACCAATACTAATTGCTGAAATAGTGCCAGCCACCGAAACTGTTGCAGTTCCTCCAGCAGAAACTAAAGGTTGATAACCAAATCCTTCTGTGGAACCAACAGAAACTATAATTCCTCCGCGGGGAATACTAGCATTATTAATATCATAAGAAACTGATGTAGCTGCACCAGTAAAGGCAATTGTTGTAATTCCTGCAGATTCTGTTAGGGTGTAATCATTTGTTAATCCGGGACCTTGGAAAATATCATTAATTAAAATAATTGCATTTTCATTTTCAATTCCATTAACGTCAATGCCATTAGATTTTAATGTAAATTGATTAGTAGATCCATTAAATCCAGATGAAATGTTGTTAAAAACATAATTTTTATTATAAGGTTCATTTGATGTATTTGTAATTCCAGACCTCATAAACACTCTTCCTTGGAATGATGATCCTGTAGAAATTCCAATCCAATTTCTTTCATTGGGACGATTAAACGGATTGCTAAGTGGAGTTACTCCAAAAGGAGCTTCTACAAAATTAAGTACATTACCAGTTATATTATAATCACCAGTTACTTTAGTGACTGTAGCACCGGTTGTATGTCCTACAATTGTTGTTCCCAATCTAGGTCTTCTAACTTGTATTACATTAGTGCTTCCAATGCCAACACCATCAACTCTCATTATCTCATTATCAATTTGAATCAAATCTCCCCCAAAGAATGATGTAATGTTATCAACAAAGATAGTTTCATCGGTAGTAAACATCCTATTTACTAATTTTGCAGTGGTTGAAGTAGAAACTACTGGTGATTGGATCATATTATCAAGTGCAACAAGTATTTTTGCATTTGAATTTACAGAGGTAAATTTATGATCTGTTCCAATTCCTGCACTAGTAATATCCAAAACTTTTGGTACAGACTTAAGAGCATCTTCTGCACTTCTTGCTAGTTTGACATTGTTTACATCAACTTTTACAATAAAAACATCATCTGGTAATTTACTGGTTGTTCCAACACCAACAAAACTAGTTGCTGCAATTCCAAGAGCATTTGTTGATCCAGCGCCAGCAGTGCTATTAGAATATTTAACTTTTTCTCCGGTTACAAAGAAATGATTTGGTAAGTAAATAACGTCTGAAGTAGTGTTGATGATTGTAGAAGAAGATCCAACAAAAGATTTTTCAAATATTGTACTAGTTTTATTTCTTAAATTAAATGCACGTTTAATATCAACCTCAGTTCCTTCATAAAGTGCATATGTTGTTTGAATAAATGCATTTAGGAAACTGATCAAATCTCTGTCATCGTCTTGGAATCTTAATGCATTTAAGTAAACTTTTGCATTAATATCAATAGATGGTAATGGTGTAAATACCAAATCAACTGTTGTGGAAGTTAGTTGAATTCCAATGGTTCCAAGACCAGAACGATTATTGCTACGAGTAGTATCAACATATGCATACTCATTTATATAAGCGGTATTATCTCCAATAATAGTATCATTGTTAATAACAGAAATTTCTGATAATTGGTGAATATTATTTGTAGTATCTGATATTTGAACGGCAAAGTATGCACCACCATAAATGTTGGGATATGAACTAATCACCACTGGGGTTGGAGTTGGAGTTGCTGGAATAATTTCACATCTACCTTCTAATGAGGCGTGTTTCATATTAAAAGTTGACACTCCAACAGTTGTTGAAGTTGTAAATCCTATTTGAATTGCATTAATTGTTGCAGCAACTCCTACTCTTGGTATAAAATCAAGTTTTAGTTGGGAACCGGAAAGATATGCATGATATGTACCAAGTCCTGGGCTTGAATATGCATTTGTTTTTGTGTGGTTTGTTAATTGCCCATACTCTAAAAGTTCTACATTAGTTCCATCATGAATTATATTTAATTCATCAATTTCATATCTGTTTTCAGTTGCTGCGATTGAAACTAAAACTTTTAATCCTCTGTAACTACTTGAAATTCCTATAATAGTAGCAGTGGATCCAAGACCAACATTAGTATAATATGAAGTAATATCTACAAAGTCTGAAAAAGATGTACTTCCAACTCCTGAAATATTATCACTAATATTATATGAAAGTGTGCATAAATCAAAATCATTAATAGTAGATTTTGTTGGAAAAAATGTAAGAACTCCTTCATTTCCATCAAAAGTAACATCATAAAATCCCATATCATAAGAACTTTCAATTGTTCCATATTCAGTGGCATATACTATCTCTTGGTCATCAATAATATTTGTAATAATTGAAAATTGTCTTTGATCTGGAAATCTTCTATCCTTTACACACGTAAAATATTTTTGTGTTCTTGAAGTTTCTAAAGCAAATCTTTGAACTTCAACAAAGGGAGTTGGTCTTGGATTACTATTAAATTCTGAACTTATATCATCAATTGCAAGAACTCTATTTCCAACAGATTCTTGATAATCTGTTAGAATTCTATTTGAGAATATTATTTCATCTGAAAAAACTTGAGATCCGATTTTAAATGAATTCTCTTTTACTGTATCAAAATCATAAACACAATTTAAATTCACAACATTAATAATATCACTTATGATAGTGATAGGTGTTAAATCAGATGGTAAATTAACGACAAGTGAATTAGAATTAAATTCTTCCAAAGTAACCGGAGTTTCTAATTGATAATCTGCAAATTTTTTAAATCCTGTAGTGTGGTTTAAAGAACTTACTGCATCATTCCAAGTATCAAAATCTACTCTAGATTTTATTGAATATGAAAAATTTTGATAATAAAAACTATCTTGAATTCTTTGTAGATCATTATTCAATGTGCCAGCATCAGACTGCCATCCTTTTATAACTTTTGATGTTGCTCCAAGATTAAAGAATGCATCAAATATTTTAATTGTAGATACAACTCCTTGAGTTTTTGAAGATAATCCCTTTATTGTATCTCCAATTTTAAAATTCTTTTTAGATACAATTTTTACAATGCTTGATTTTGGGTCCCAATCTTCTATTGTTCCTACAATTTCAGATGAAGTTACAGTTTCTCCTTTAAAGAAATCATTATTTTTTAAAGTTATATTAAAAATTGGAAAATGTTTTTGTGCAATAATTTTACCAGAAGAATTTGCTGGATCAAAAGTGCCTGGAGTTTCTGAACCAATAAGAAATTCACTTAGATTGTATACTGCAGATCCGCCAGTTGCTCCAAGATTTTGATCAACTGAAGTCAAAGTAAACAATTGATAATTGTAATTTTCTGAATTAAATCCTTTTCCAGTTGACCCAACTCCCACACTAATATTTTCAATTAAAACTTTATCATTTACTGCAAATGGAAATAAATTAGATGTACTAAAACCAACTGCAAAAGTCACAGTTACATCTTTTGTACTAGAGTTATAATAAATGGAAGAAATTCCAACTCCATTTGGATTTTGAATTGGCAAAATTGTTGGATTTACTCGGTTTAATCCAGTGGTATTTTTTAAAATTTCTACTTTATTGCTACCAACCTTGAATTTTAAATCAACTTCTGGAACAACATTATTAGTTTTTCCATCTAAAACTATAAGTTTTGGTGGAGTGTTATATCCTCTACCAAATGAAGATATTCCAATGGATTCAAAAGATAGAAGAGCATCTATTTTTATAATTTGCGGAATTCCTACGCTTGGTCTTAATGTTAAATCTGAAGGAAAGTCAAATCCAATATCATTAATTTTTACAGATTTAATTTTGCCTATAGAAGTGCCTGAAGATTCTAATATTGCTCCAGTTCCAACTCCTGATGTTGAAACACCTAATGTGGAAATTCCAGCAACATTTAAAATTTGTGGAAGTGAATAATAATTTAACCCCTTATTACTTAGTTTAATTTTTGAAATAGTTCCATAAGAATCTAACGAAGTAGTTTCGTATCTTATACTGGATATTCCTGAAGTATATAAATCAGATTCTGGAAGATTTGGAAGATTATAAGTAAACGTTGTTCCAGATCCCACTGTAATATTATGTGCTCCATTATATTGACTCTTTCTAACTTGAATTTCATTTTTTGATACAACTTCGAAATCTTCATTAATTAATTTTTTAGTATCGGGAAGATTTGCTCCATCGTAAATTGGAATTAATTTATAGTAAAGAGTTTTTGGTATGTTTTCATCAACCGACAAAGTAACTTTTGCATCACTTGTAACACCAACGATTCCTACTTTTTTTACTTCAAATATTTGATTGTCGGAATTACTATCATAATTTTCCGTAAAATTATAATTTTTAAATAGTCTAAAATCAAATGCAGGATAAGATGATCCTTGTTGAGTATATGAGAGGGATGAATCTGATAAATCAAATATAACAGAAGAATTTTGATATACTTTAATTGGTGGATTGACTAAAGATAGTGTCCCGTTAGAAACACTGGTAATACCAACAATCTCAGGTTTTTCGTTAATAGAGTCATAATAAGTATTTGTAAGTTTAATTCTATTGGCATCAACAATAGAAATAAAATATTCTTTATTATCTTCAAGTCCATGTGCAGGAGTGACCGCAGTATGAATTACTTTTTGACCACGTTTAAAGTTGTGATTTGAAATTGTAATTGTATTTGTAATTGTATTGATTCCAGCAGAGACAAAATCTTTTGGATTTATTAATACCTTTCTGTTATAATCATTATATTTTACAGTAAATGTAGTTGATATAGATGGATTTACATCAACAAAAATAATATCATTATTTGAAAGTCCATGAGTTTGTGCAGTAGATACTGTAACAATATTTTTTGAAATACTTCCAGATAAACCAGCATAAGTTGTTTTAAAACTGTGATTATCTCCTGTGCCTACATTTCTAAAAAATAAAGTTCCTGTTCCCCGAGTGGTGTTTGCAATTCCAACAAAAGTTCCAGTGGTGCCTAGACCAACACGAACAGTAGAAATGCCAATTAAATCATCTGATATTTTTGCAACAAAAACTGTTTGCTGATCTGAAATTGATATTAAAGTAGATATTCCATTTGTAGAAACTCCAATTGGAGTTCCACTATTTGTAGAATATATTAATTCATCACCAGTGTTTAGTTGATGATTTGAAATATAAATGGATTTGGTGGGAATAAAAATTTGAGCAATGCCAGGTCCGGGATTTGAGAAGATTAAAGTAACACCAATTCCAATTCCTGAAGTTGTTCCTAATCCAACAGCTTCAATTGGATTGAAATAAATTTCACGATTAACTTTGTAATCAAATTGAGAACTAAATCCTGCATTTATTTTAAATTTTCTAGACCTTTCATATAAAACATTACCAACACTATGAGCAGATCCAACAGTTCCATTTATTGCACGTCTAACTCTAATTCTTGATGCCCTCGCATCAACATTCAATACTTTAATTTGTTCTGTTCCGATTCCTAAAACATCATTTTCACGAATTACACCAGTAAATGGATTTAAATCACCTGCAAGAGAAAAATAAGTAACAATTCCAGTTACTGCAGTAGATCCAATGTCAGCAGTAAGTGTAAATGTATTTGTAGATATTCCAATTCTATATGATCCTTCAATTAAAGATGAAGATGTATTTAACCCGGAAACGGAAATTAAATCAGTATTTGTTAAATTGTGTGGATCTTGACAAAATGCTACAAAATTTCCTTGAGGAGCACTGGGATAAAATTCAACGTTTATTATTGATGTAGATGCTACACTTATTGAATTTACAGATTTTCCAAAAATTCTTTCTACTTCAGCAGATACATTATATCCATCAGTATCATTATTATCAAATAATAATTTATCTCCAACTTTATATCCAGAACCGCCAGAAACTATATTTATTTCGTCTATAGAACCTTGAGAAGCATATTTAATATCTGTAGTTTGGTCTAAAAGATTTGGTAAGTTTAAGTATGGATAAGAAGTGTTGTTTTCAATTAAATTATATTGATTAGTGTTTCTTAAATAATTAGTTTGATTTAAATCAAAATCTCTTTGATTTGATTTTTTTTTGAAGTTAAATTCGTTTGGTATTGATTTAAAGGTATTTCCAATTAAATATGGAAATACCGGTGACTTGTATCCAGAAAAAGTTCCAGATGAATCCGCGGAAGAATTGTTAATTGTTGCAAAATATGCATAAGTTCCATTTGGATATTCTGGAGTAACACAAAATCTTCCATTATTTTTATCCAATACTGTTTCATCAGAAACTTCAAGGTGAATATAATCTTCAATAAAGAATCCAGCAGGAAAAACGGAAATTGATGGTCTATTTGATTTTAAATCAAGTACATATCCAGATTTTAATTGAGATACTGTTCCACCCTGTTTCTTTATGTATCCATATGGACCATAAATTGGATTTCCATCATATGCCCATCCAATAATTGGTGAGTGATCAGTTGATAATATTTCTTTACCTGCAACTTTTCTTAATTCTTTTTTTCCATATAAAATATTTCTACTAGAATCTAAAGAATAAAGAGATTCTCTAAGTTTTCTTGGTGCATAAAGATGAGAATACTGTAATTCAAAATCTTCATTTATTCCTTCAGATATAACTCCGTCATCATCAGAAACAATTGATAAATTCTTTTGATAGAGGTTAACATTCCAAGTTTTAATTTTTGCAGTAAATTCTGCTAAAGATCCTGCAGCAATGATGTCTATTGTAGTATTATTTGCTGAATACCTAAGACCAGACTCAATTATCTTTACTTCAACTAATTGTCCATTTTCAAAAATTGGAGAAAGTACCGCGCCAAAACCATTTCCATTAATTTTTAAATCTGGAGGAGAATTATACCCACTTCCAGAAGAAATTACTAAAACTTCGGTAATTTTTCCATTTATAATAATAGGACTAACTATAGCTCCCGAACCACTATTTAAAGTGACTAGGGGTTGTCTATCATAATTTAAAATTTCTGATGATCCATAATTGGAACCATTGGTTTCTAAATGTATTGAGGTAATTTCACCTCTAAAAATTGGATGAATAACTGCTTTAAAATTGTTAGAACCAATTGAAGAAACACCAACATTACCAATAACTTCAACAGAAATTTCTGGATAATTAAAAGTATGAGTTCCAACTCCAACCGAAGTAAAATTGACAAATTGGTTTGTATTATAATAAAAGTCACTTGTCAGATTTCCAGTTCCAATTCCTGATAGTCTAAACTTATCATCGTCAACTTTTGTTAGGTAGTATTCAGTATCATTAAATAATCCACCAATTACGGATCCATTTGTAGAGTATTTTACAATCTCTCCAGATTCAAATTTGTGATTTGGTATATTGATTTGATTAATTGATGTGTTAATACCTGTTGTTGAACTTGTAACTATTCTTTTCTTATTTTCATATCCAGAACCAGGATTCTCTATATTAATTGATCCCAAAATAGATTTTTTATTGAAGGATCTAAGTTGATGATTTCCAACTCCATGAGAAGTTAAATTAATAGTATTAATTCCTGAGATTACATCACCTAAAGTATTATGCAACTTGATTTGAGTTGGTGATTGTACAGAAACAAAATATGATGAATCTGTAGAAATACCACCAACTCTCCTTTGGTTGTTAGTAATATAAATTATTTTCTCAGCATTTCTAAATTTATGGTATGTG